GAACCCACGAGGCCGCCGCCGCTGCGGAGGATGGCCCGCAATCGTCCCAGACGCCCATCCTGCGAGCCTCGCGATCAACGGCGAGTTGAGAGCGGATCTCGAGTTTCCGCATTACTTACCCTGCGAGGCGAACCACGCTGTTACGCCGCCGAGCCCTGAGACTCCGAGGAGGGCGATCACGAACTTCGCCAGACGATACGCGCCGCGCGTCTCTGCGAGCTCGAGTTTAATCATCCCGAGGTCCTTCTCGATGCGATCGAGCCTCGCGAGAATCTCCGTATTCGCGTCACGCTGCGTCATTCGTCGTCCCCTCTACGATCTGTTCGATGATCTCCTCGGACGTGCCCTCGACGATCTCGGGCTCGGGCGGAGGAGGCGGAGGGAGAAATCCCTCCTCGGGAGTATACGATCCGCCGATCCACGCCGTCGCGCCTGACTCCACCTCGATAATATTCTGAGCACCGAAGAGAATATAGTAATCGCGAAGAAACTGTCCTTTTTGTGCCTCATCGAGAAGCCCGATAATCACCTGAACCACAACATTATTCCCGTTGATAAAGGCATAGTTCTTCATTAGGCGATATACCAAAGCGTCACGGCCCCGCCCGCCCCTGCTCCACCTGCTCCCGCCGCGAACGTATACACCGTAGTCCCCGTAGTAGATCTCACCACCGTTCCCGCTGATGCGAACCCTCCTCCGCCGCCTCCTCCTGCGGATGATGCGAACGCCGCGCTACCACCGCTACCGCAAATAATCGTGAAAGTGTCCCCCGAGTTAATGCCCGTGGCCGAACTGATCCCGAACCCACATCCTCCACCGCCTCCTCCGCCCCTGCCGGATGCGGTCGGAAGAGTTTCTGCCGCGAAGTTCTGGTTTACTGCGGCGTTCGCTTGCATCCCGCCACCCGCACCTCCGCCGCCGCCAAGCCCCAGAGTAGAAGTTCCGATAGCCGTCTGCTGCCTAAACGCTGTCCCGCTTGCCGTACGAACTAAAGTAACCGATCCTCCACTCGCTCCGGTTAAAAAACTTACATAGGGCATCGCGCTATATGCCGCGAAACTTCCGTCCACGCCGGCAGATCCTCGGGCCCCGCCTCGACCCGGAACGGAGTTGATCGCTTCATAAACGGTGCACGTTGTCGTTCCGGCACTTCCGCCGATAGTCGTAGTCCCAATGGTCGTACTCGTGCCCTGATACCCTCCCGTCCCTCCACCGCCACCGGATGCCGTGACTAAAGTCGAGAACGTTGTCGCCCCGCCCGCCGCTCCGTTCGCTCCCGTATCTGCAATCGCAGGGAAAAACGAAGTCGTACTCGTACCGCTAAACGTCGCGACCGTACCCCCTGCGCCACCCGCGCCAATGCCAATCGTTATCCCGGACCCGGACGTAACAGGGATATTCCTAATAATCGAATAGCCACCCGCGCCGCCGCCGTGACCACCGAATCCACGGTGAGACGCACTATCAACCTGAGCTCGAATCCCTCCCGCGCCTCCGCCGCCACCGCCGCCCGCCACCGCTACGGCGACGAGATTCGTTACTCCGGTTGGAGGAGTCCACGTCGTCGAGCTCGTAATCGTTTCCGATACGAGAAATGATTGAGCTCCGGCTCCCGCCGTAGAAGTTTGTAGAAGAAGACTTTTAATCGTTGCCTTCGCGGAGCCCGTAACTGTCCCGAGTGCCGTCATCGTGAACGTAAGATCCACATATGACGCCGCGGCGTTAATCGCTGACCCTCCTGCGGTTGTCGTTCCCGAAATACTCGTCCACGACGTAACGTCCGTAACGGTTCCGATCGCGTATGAGGAGAGGCTATCTCCCGTCGCCGAGAAATATTCCGCCGAGAGAACGAGGCTCCATTGCGCCGCGGTTCCACCTGCGGTCCCGCTTTTGCTAACGACTGAAAGGGCCCTCTGACGAAGGGCGAGGTTATCGTCATTCAGGAGAAACGATCGCGTCGTCATCGAGATCGCGGCATCCGTAATCGACGTCCCGAGACTTAACTGAACTCCCCACGTGGAAGTCGAATCGTCGAAGACTGCGATCGCTGAACCATCTCCTTCGGTTCCATTCGTGACCGTCCAATACGGAAGAGGGTTATCGTTATCAACGATCGGGAGCGTAGGGTCGGGCGGCGTAAGGTTAAAGTTCGCGTTCGCGATGCCATAGAGGGCCTGAGTTCGAGCTGCGATTCCGAGCGGCGAAGACCCGAACGTCGTATCCGACGAGACGATCGAGTTCGCCTGATCGTCAAGGATTCCCGCGCTCGTCGTCGCGATAAAGTTCTGATCTGACCCGATGCGACTACTCACGAGATCCCTCCCTTTTTAATGGCGTCCACAAGATTATTCGGACTCCTACGATTAAACGTGACGCGGATGACCTGAACATACGACCCGGGCTCGAGGCTCCAATCGACCGTCTCGACCCTGAAGAGGCCCGAGAGCGATAGCGGAACGCACTCGATAAAAACGAACTGCCCCGGCTCCCACTTCGTCTGGAGGGAGAACGTGGACGCTCCCGTCTGATAATACCCCGCCGAGAACCCGAGGTTATTATGCGCCGCCGTCCCCGCTCCGCGTAGCGTAAACGTCCCCGTGAGGAGCGGTTTATGACGTTCGATGAAGTATGACTTCGCCGCGCGCGTGACCTGAGTCGCGGGCGATGCCGCCGCCGTCGGGAACTCCACGACTCCGTCGAAGACGGGCGAGCCTGAGCGATTCGTAAATCCGACCTCCGTATACTTAACGACCTTCCGCGTCGTAGCTCCCGTCGTTGAGTTGAGCCCGAAGAGAGCCTGTTTCGTCGTCTGGTGATCGTAGGAGACCTCGAGAGAGTATGGCGCGATCGAGGCCGCCGCCGTCGTCGTATCGGGCGTCCCCGGAGATGAGGTCGTGATCCGATATGGAGCGTTCGCATACGTCGGCTGACTCGCGGTATCGACGAGGCGATACTGAAGAGCGCGGTTCGTGAGATTGATAAAGTATCGCCTCTCTTTAGAGTCCTGCCCGCCGTAGAGCTCGACGATCGAGTCGAGAACGCTTCGGAGCGTCCCGCCCGGGATCGAGAGGCCCGCGTCCGATGAGGCCGCGACGGAGCTTGAGATCCCCGAGGTCGTCGTCGTCGAGACGAGACGCTGAACGGGATACTCGCGCCGTTTATATGAGTTCACCGTCGAGAGCACCTTCCGAACGGCGTCCCCTTCGTCCTCTCCCCCGACGATCGGGATCGTCGTCTGAGTCTGCGATCCGATCGGCGTAATCGTCACGATCCCGCGAATCTCTCCCGCACCCGTCCACGTCTGCGCGGTCGTTAGCGCGGAGCTGAGCGTAAGTTCGAGAACCGTCGTAGAGATCTTGACGACGTTCGATCCCGTAAAGACGGCGTTGATCTGCGCGGTCGCCTTATCGGATGATCCGACGGCATCTCTGATCTGAACCGTATCGCCCGACGAGAGGCCGTGGAACGCGGTCCCGGATAGATTCACGCGAACTTTATTAAGAATCTTCTTTGTGCCTTTCGTCGCGTGAGCGATCGCCCCGATATTCCGCCAATTGTCGCCCGTCGCATCGTTCCCGCTGTTCGCATACGTGAACGTCACCTCGTCGGGAGTCGAGGCGATCGTGAAGGTTCCGTTAAACGTCGCGTTCGATCCGCCGATGACGGATGCGATTCTGACTTTATCTCCGACCGCGTATCCGTGATCTGTGCTCGTCGTGACGGTTGTCACGTTTCCCGATCTGCTAAACCCGCCCTCTCCTTCAGGGTCGCGCGCTTGACGCTCCTTTCCGAATACGACGAGGCGATCGAGGACGCCGTTCACCTCTTCGATATTGATATCGGAGATCGTCCCCTGACCCGATTCGTTCATCCGGGCGGCGATGCTTGAGATCGTTCCAATAAAGTAAAGATCTGTCGAATCCGTCGGAGCGGAGCCCGTATTCTTTTTGTAGAGCCTGATCCGCGCCTGATCGGGGATCGAAAGATGCCACGGCCCCGTCGTAGGCGTGACGTCCTGAAGGAGCGTGAACGCCATCGAGCTCGTATTCCCGTCTCCCGATGCGCTCATCGAGAGGGACTCAAGCTCGACGTAGACGGCGAAGGGGCGAGCTGCGGACGAATAGTTTCCCAGAGGATTGAGAACATCCTGAGACGCCGCGCCCGTTGCGAGTGCGGTTCCCGTAGCGGTTCCCGAGGTCGTGCCCGAGGTATACGTGAGCGTCGTCCCGCTTGACGCCGTGACCTGAAAGACGCCGTTCATCGCCGTCCCCGCGCCGCCGAGCCCTTCGACCTGAACGTATGATCCCGTCGCGACGGAGTGGAACGATGCCGTCGTAATCGTTACCGTCCCCGAGGCGATAACCGCGGAAGAGATCGCGGGGAGATCGACGTAGAGTTGGAACGGCGCGGTTCCGGGCATTAGCGGCCCGAG